TTTTCGACATCTTTTTTATTAAAACCCATGTCTATTAGCTCAGAAACAGTTTTTGTTACTCTATGAGCAATAAAATTACAGTCTTTTAAGTTTTTTGCTCTTGGAGAAACCAAAATTTCTTCTGGTGGCACAGGATCTATCTGGCATCTGCCATATTCTTTAACTCTTTTAACCTCACAGTTATAAAAAATGCCATCATCTTCTTCAATTTCTTCTACTTCAACAATTTCAACCTCTTCATCTATCAATAAAGTTTGATATTGTGTCTCGTCTAAGTGTTCATAGTGTTCTTTTTTCTGATCTTTTGATGTTTTCCAATAAACTTTGCAAAAACCATTCTTCTGAAGGAGTGCAGTCTTAAACATAGAGTGCAAAATAGCAAAACCATCGTTATCTCTATTAAAAATAAAGTTACAATAGTCAGTAATTTGCTCTGCATAAGGTACATCTTCAGCTTGTTGTGGCTCAAAGTTTACCATTTTGTCTGATTGCGTAAACATACGCATTAAACTTGGCAATATTGACTCTACAACCTCTAATATATCTTGTGATACAACTGAGCTTCTGCCTTCTGTCTCGTTACCTAAAGGCTCTCCTAAATAATATTTAAGTGCTTCTTTGCGTTGCGTTGATAAATCACTATCATAAAATCCAAGAGAGCTTGAGATCTCTTGTGAGATTAGTGCGAGTAATTTTGATTTTGATAATTTTGCCATTTATTTTTTTAAATCCAGTCTATAGTTGGTAATCCATTGTAATTAACATCATAAATAAACCAACCAAAAGCCATAAGACCTCTAGCCACTTCATCTCCTTGTTTTTTAAATGGAACTCGTCTTGAGAAAATTAAAACTTTTTCTAATTTTCTTTTATTAAATATTTGCTCTCTTCTTTTTATTCCTTCTAAATAAGAAACTTTAGAAAGCATAACTACTTTTTTTTTAGCAAGTGTAAAAGCATGAGTTGTAAATTCTGTTGCTAAATTAAAAGGTGGATTTGTTACTATGTTATCAACTTGTTTTGTTGATTGTAAAAAATCTATTCCTGTTTCTCCATATCCTCTGTCAATTAAATCTGAAGAATATACATCATATCCATTATTAATCATTAGTTTGGACATAGCACCATTGCCACAAGCACACTCCCAAATGTTGCCATCAAACTTTTGTCTATCTAATAATGATTGTGTGGCATTATCTGGTGTAGGGTAAAAATCGTTTTCTTCTCTATCATTATTTGCGTTATGTCCAACATAAGCTAAAGCAGAAGATTTTTTCATATGTTTAGATTATTCCTTCAATTCTTTTTTCTGCTAATTCATAATTGTTTTTATTAATTTCAATTCCAATAAATTTTAAATTTCTTTTTTTACAAGATACTCCTGTTGTGCCACTTCCCATAAAGTTATCTAAAACTGTATCTTCTGGTTTTGATGCAACAGCTAATATGCGTTCCACTAATGCTTCTGGCATTTGTGTTGGATGCACTCTTTCTTCTTTTTTTATATTATGTGGAACATACCACACACTTGATAATGGATCATGTATGCCACAATTTTCATTCAAATAAATATCATCGCCTTTAGATAAATGATAAATAATTTCATAATCTAAGTGAAATCTTGATTTAGTTGAATCAAAAGATCCTGCATATTTCCAAATAATATAGGATTTAAAATTTAAGTTTTGAAAACCATCTGTAAATTCTATCCAATGTGGAGTTAATAATCTTTTCTTTAATGTTTTACTTTTAATATTAAAAAATATTTGACCATTATCTTTTAAAATTCTTTTATATTCTTTAAAAACTTTATCTAAGAAGTCAGAATATAATTTTAAAAACAACACATCTTTTGATTTAGCTCCATATCCTGCTCCCATAACATCTTCATAAGGAGGAGATGTTATAATTAAATCAACTGAATTAGATTTTATAAATTGTAATGCGTTAAGACAATCATCATTAATTAAATTAATCACACAATACCTGCGTTGTTATATTTTAATTTTGT